GCGCCGGCGACGAGGTCATCGACCTGGCGGCCTCGGCCGGCCTGCTCCTCGACCCGTGGCAGCAGTTCGTCCTGCGTAACGCAATGGGTGAGCGGGCCGACGGACGCTGGTCGGCGTTCGAGGTCGGCCTGGTCGTCGCCCGCCAGCAGGGCAAGGGCTCCGTCCTCGAGGCTCGGGAGCTCGCCGGGCTGGTGCTGTTCGGCGAGATGCAGATCGTGCACACCGCGCACGAGCTCAAGACGTCGATGAAGCACTTCAAGCGGCTGATCCGGCTGTTCGACGGCTCGGACGATCTGCGGCGCCGCGTCAAGAAGGTGATCAACTCCAACGGCAAAGAGGGCCTGGAGATGGTCAACGGCGCCGTGCTCGAGTGCCTGGCCAGGACGAAGAACGCCGGCCGGGGTTTCACCGGCGACCTGGTCGTGCTGGACGAGGCGTACGCGCTGACCGACGAGCAGATGGAAGCGTCGATGCCGACGATGCTCGCGGTCGACAACGCGCAGGTCTGGTACACGTCGTCGCCGCCGCTGGACGCCGTCTCGGGGCAGATCCTGATGTCGGTCCGCGACCGGGGCGAATCAGGAACGCAGGGGCGGCTGGCCTGGTTCGACTACGGGCTGGCGGGCAACCTCGACGAGATCGACGGCATGGACCTCGACGACAAGGCGTCGTGGCTGGCGGCGCTCCCGTCGATGCGCTCGGGCCGGGTGCGCGAGGAAAACGTGCAGGTCATGCGCGATGTGCTGACCAACAAGGGCTTCGCCCGGGAGATCCTGGGCATCTGGCCGCCGAAGCCGTCGCAGGCCGGTTTCCGGGTGATCGCCGAGCGGTTCTGGACGGCGATGCTCGACCCGGCCAGCGAAATAACCGGTAGGCCGGCGATCGGCGTGTACGTGCCGCCGGACCGGTCGTACTCGGCGATCGCCGCGGCCGGACGGCGGGAGGACGGCGGCCGGCACATCGAGCTGACCGGAAACGACCTCGACGGCGACGACTACCGGCCGGGCACGGCGTGGATCGTGCCGCGGCTCAAGCAGCTCGATGGGCACACGCCGTCGGTGATGGTGATCGACGACAAGGCAGTTGCCGACGAGGCGGAGGCGGCCGGCCTGGTCGTGCACCGTGCCGGGGTTGCCGACGTGGTGACGGGCTGTCAGTTGCTTTTCGACGGCATCGCAGGCGCGGACGCGTCGGGCCGGAACGTGCACCACCTCGGTCAGCAGGCGATGACGGACGCGGTGGCCGGCGCGGTGAAGCGGAAGATCGGCAATTCCTGGGCGTGGGAACGCCACGACCTGACCACGGACGTCGGCCCCCTGGCCGCCGCCAGCCTGGCCCTGTTCGGCCACTGCACGCCGCGGGTGCACCGCCCTGCGGCGGTGGTGCCGATGGTCGCCTGGAGATGACGGAGGGAGCACCGTGGGGCTGATCAGTGCCCTCCGCGACCGCCTTCGTCCACGTGGCGAGGTGTCCCGGTTCACGTGGTCGGACTATCTGGCGCTGGCCGGGCAGTACGGCACCCAGCAGGACGCGATCGGCTACCGGACGACGTACGGCGACATGCCGGCCGAGCCGATCGGGGAGTCGTTCCAGGACTACGTCCACAGCGCGTACCGGGCGAACGGGATCGTCTATGCGTGCGAGATGGTCCGGGTCAAGGTGTTCTCGGAGATCCGGTTCCAGTTCCAGGCGTTGCGCGGTGGCCGGCCCGCTGAGTTGTTCGGCAACCCGTCGCTGTCGATCCTGGAGCGGCCGTTCCAGGGCGGGACGACGGGCGACATGGCGTCGCGGATGATCCTCGACGCGGACTTCGCGGGCAACTGGTTCGGGACGGTCATCGACGATGAGCTGGTGCGGCTGCGCCCGGACTGGGTCGACATTGTCCTGGCGCCCCGGTACGGCCCGGGCGGTGGTCAGGTCGGGTTCAAGAAGGTCGGCTACATCTACTACGAGGGCGGCAAGCAGGGCCAGTCCGGTATGTACGGGCAGGACCCGAGCACCCCGGTGGTGTTCCTGGCCGACGAGGTCGCGCACTTCGCGCCGTCACCCGATCCACTGGCCGAGTACCGCGGCATGTCATGGCTGACGCCGGTGGTCCGGGAGGTGCAGTCAGACTCGTCGGCGACCCGGCACAAGCAGGCCTGGTTCCAGAACGCGGCCACCCCGAACGTCGCCGTGTCGCTGGCGAAGGAGATCACCCCGGAACAGTTCGACTTGTTCGTCGAGAAGATGGACGCCCAGCACAAAGGCCCCGAGTCGGCCGGCAAGACGCTGTACACCGCGGGCGGCGCCGACGTGACCGTCATCGGCGCGAACATGCAGCAGATGGACTTCAAGACCATCCAGGGCGCCGGCGAGACCCGGATTGCCGCGGCCGCCGGCGTGCACCCGGTGGTGGCCGGCCTCTCGGAGGGCATGCAGGGATCCAGCCTGAACGCCGGCAACTTCCAGGCCGCGAAACGGGCGGTCGGGCAGATCACCTTCCGGCCGCTGTGGCGCAACGCCGCCGGCAGCCTCGAGACGCTGGTCCCGCCGCCGGACCCGTCGACGTCACGGCTCTGGTACGACTCCCGCGACGTGGACTTCCTGCGCGAGGACGAACGCGACGCCGCCGACATCCGCAACAAGGATGCGCAGACCGCGCGGACTCTGACCGACGCCGGCTGGGAGCCGGACGCCGTCGCCGCGTTCCTGACGTCCGGTGACGCGAAGGACCTGACGGGCAAGCACACGGGTCTGTTCTCCGTGCAGCTCCAGCCGCCCGGCACGACGGCGCCGCCGGTCAAGGTGCCGAGCACCACCAGCCCGCCCGCCGCGCCTGATACTCCCGTTCCGCAGCTCACCAACAAGCCAGGAGGCTGACGTGGCGCACGCCATCGACGACCGGCCCGCGCCCGCCGAGCCGGACACGCAGATCATGCAGCCGCTCACCTACCGGCGCGTGTACGACCTGGACGGCATCGAGATCCTCTCGCGGGCCAAGGGCGGCGACGGAAGGACCGTCGAGGCGTACGCCGCGGTTTTCGGGGTCCGCAAGGAGATCCACGACCAGCACGGCGACTACATCGAAGAGAACGACCCGGCGATGTTCAACCGCACGATCAACAACGGTGCGGTGAAGCGCGCGCAGGTGCTCTACAACCACGGTTTCGACGCCCGGGGCAAGTCCGGTGGTCTGCCGACCGTGCCGATCGGCCATCCGGTCGAGATCAAGGCCGACAAGCGCGGCCTGCTCACGGTGAGCCGGTATAACTTCTCGGAGTTCGCCGACACCGTCCTGGAGTCGATCAAGAACGGTGACATCCGGGCCCAGTCGTACGAAGGCCCGATCTACAGGTCCACCCCGATGCGCGTGCCGAAAGTGCGCCGCGGCGGACCACTGCCGGTGGTGCGCCGGCTCGAAATGGGGCTGAAGAACTACGGGCCGACGCCTACCCCGTACTTCGAGGAGGCCGAGATCACCGCCGTGCGGTCGGCCGTCGAAATCGCAGAAGAAGTCGCGCGGCTCGACGCTGAGCAGCGCGATGAACTGATTCGTGCACTGTCCACCACTCCCGGCTGGGACCCGGAGACAGCTGCCATTCTCGCCACTCCCCATCGGGGACCCGGCGCCGAGGACTCGCGGGACACGCACTCCGTTCGGCAACACATGATCCGTCTCAAGGCGGAGTTGCGCGAAAGAGGTCTGTGACCATGGCTGTGCGCCGGTCGGACACGTTCAAGGCCGAGATGGAGGCGATGCGCGCCGAGATCAAGGTCATCGAGGAGATGGAGGAGCCCACCGAGGAGGATCTGGCCCGCGCCGAGGCCCTGCTCTCGGAGTGGGACGGCAAGAAGGCCCTGTTCGACCAGGCGGTCGAGCGGGAGCGCAAAACCGACGAGGTGCTGCGTGCGGCGCTGGACAACGGCCATGCCGGCCACATCGAGCCGGGCGACGGCGCCGTGCGCCGCGGGCCCGAGGTGAAGCGGTCGGTTGACCCGTTCGAGGTCGACGCGGACTTCCGCGAGCTCATGCGGTCGAGCAAGCGCGCCGAGGTCGTCAACTTCGACGCTGAGAAGACGATCGAGCGGGCGAAGTACGCAGTCGACGCGGTCCCGCGCTGGGTGTCCGACACCACCAAGGAGCGGCTGCACACCCTGCTGGACGGCGACGACGAGACCAACACTCCGCTGATCGCCCGGCACATCATGCTGACCGGCTCGCCGGAGTACCGCAGCCAGTTCATGGAGTACGTCCGCTCGATGGGCAAGTACGTCCCGGAGCTGCTGCGTACCGCCATGAGCCTCACCGCGGGCAACGGTGGCGTGCTGGTGCCGCACTTCCTCGACCCGACGATCATCATCACCAACTCGGGCGTCTACGGCGGCACCATCCGTTCCATCTCCACGGTCAAGACGATCGCCGTGAAGCAGTGGGAAGGCGTCACCTCGGCGGGCATCACCGCGAACTGGACCGGTGAGGCCACGGCCACCAGCGACGCCTCCCCGACCTTCACCTCCCCGAGCATCGTGGCGAAGAAGGCCGACGCCTGGCTGACCGGCTCCTACGAGGTTCTCGAGGACACCGGCTTCTCGAACGAGCTCGGCCGGCTGCTCGGCGACGCGAAGACGCGTCTCGAGGAGGCCGCGTTCGCCACCGGCAACACGGGCGCCACCATTCCGCGTGGTGTGGTCGCAGCGGTCGCCGCCGTGACCGCGTCGATCGTCACCTCGGCGACGACGGGTGCGTTCGTGGTCGGCGACGTTCACAACCTGTCGAACGCCGTCAACCCGCGCCAGGAGCAGAACCTCGGCTGGCTGGCCCACAAGGGCATCTACTCCAAGGTCCGGCAGTTCGACACGTCCGGCGGTGGCGGGTTCTGGGCCAACCTCGGTGTC